AGCCTCAAAGATCATAAGGCGAAGAGACTTTCTGTCTATCGTGTCCATATCCTTAATTATTCGGTTCCGATCTTTCTAACGAGAATATCTCGTGCTGATCGCAGGAGAATTGTGAGAGTCGGCTCTGCGGTAGGAGCGAGACGGCTCTCGACCCAATCAGGCGGGCGGCTCGGACCTCGGATTGCCATGAACTCCTCCTCGGAGAGATGCACGCCGTAGTGTTGCAGGAGGTAGAGTGAGCGCTCCGGAATCGTCATCCGGGACATGCCCTCGTTCGGCTTGTAGAAAGCACCGAGCTTCTCACGACGCCAGCCCTCCTCCTCTGGAACGAAGTACGGCTCCTCGAGATTACCGACCTTGCCGAGCTCGTGCAGGAGACCGACAACCAGGATCGATTCGGTTGAAGCCCCCATCTCGAAAGTGTCGTTGATCCGCTTCATACCCTTCGCAACAGTGATGGCCTGCTGGACAAGACCGCCTGGTTCACAACCGGGGCTATCGTTTCGAGGTTCAGCTGGGCACATGAGGAGTCGCTCACCGAGATCTTCCATCATGCGGGACAAACCCTCACCGCGATTGATCTTATCGACAAGCTTCGTGTAGGCTGTCCAGAGGTCAGTTAGTTCCCTTTCATTCATCATACCTTATTATCATCATCAGGGGATCACTTTACAAAACCTCTCCATGAAATAATCACGCCCGTTCGTGACGGAGTCGGAGCGACTGACAACCCGGAGGGAATCGCTATCCAGCCCAGGGCGTCTGCCGCAGTCAGGATGGACTTCGGAAACCTCAGCATGACCGCTCCGTTACCGAACCTGTGCAGGTCAGCGGCAGCTTCGAGGACGATCGCGCCCGAACGCTCTTTCTTCGTTATGCCGGTGTACAATCCTTTCAGGACGCTGGAGGAGATCGCACGTTGCAGTATCGTGAATATATCGTGCAGCGCGTCATCGCCCTTACCCCTAAATCCAGTGAGTCCTAATCCGTTTAGAAGACCGTCAGGATCCGTATCAGCTCGTCCCAGGCCGCTGTTGGTCCATGACGGCGGCGATGTCCCAAACCCGCGGTACTTGGACTGCAACTTGTCTCTAATGTTCATAGATCACTCCGATGATACATAGGCAGGTGACAGCGAAATCTCGAACCTACCGAGACTCTCGATCTCCAGACCTTGAGAAACGATCTCCTCGAGACGGACCATAGCAAGTGGGTGAACGTCAACGATGAGAGCGTCATGCAGCACGAAGCATGGAACAACATCGAGATCCTCGGAGCTGATCACCTCAAGAAGATCACCGAAACCGCCAAGCGCGACGTCAACAGCCGTCGACTGTGTGAAGTGGGAGACGAGGAGGTGTTGCTCGTTCGCTTCGGGAAGAGGGCGACCCCAGTGGCTCGTGATGCGCCCTCGCTCCTTCAGCATGCTCATTAGACGTGATCGTAGGTTCGCCAACCCGAAGTAATCCTCGATCTTCCTGATCGAGCTACCGCTGAGCTCTCCCACGCTCTCCACGATTCCAGCCTTTGAAGATCCGTAGAGCATCTTCAACGTGGCCAGCTTCACGTGCCTGCGATCCGCGCCACCCCCGATGTGTTGTGCGACATCAGCGTAGATGTCGATGGGTGCAGACCCATTCTTGAGCAGCCTTAGCACCCGGGGCTCGAGAGACACAAAGTCGATCTGCATGACCTTACCGCCGTTGAAGCGGCTGGCAAGCACCCTGCGATGCTCCTTCTGAAGCGTCAGTATCCTCGGACCTTCCAAGATCGTCAAGCGACCTGTCGCCGTCGCGTGGGAGTAGATGGGAGCGGGACACATTGAGTCCGTGCCGGGCTCAAAGGAATCGAGCACATGTGTGGATGACCCGGACTGGCAGACTCGAAGTTCCATGAGATCGATACGACACGGCTGTAAGCTTGAGAGAACCCGCCTTGAGTTTTCGAGCACCCCCTCGTACCCATCGAGCTCATCGATGATATCGTCGAAACCAGAGCTGACACTGGCGACGTGCTCCCTGAGTATCGAGGATGGGATCACCAGCGGCCAAGGGACATCACCACGGGCGAGCCCGTCCATCGACTTCCGATACTCAGGAGGTATCGGGTTAGGAGCCTCTTTCACCACGGTCTCATAGATCGCCTCGACGCTCTTGGCTTGCTGACGATCCCCCAAGACCCACCCGTCGCTCTCGGACGCCCATGAGATATCGTTGCCGTCATGCACGAGATCCTTCGGAGAACCTAACGCTCTTCTTGATACAACGATCATGCTTAATTTTAGTGGAACACTATAAAAATTTACAGATCACTCGGGCGCTTTTGGAGGATTTTCCTTTAGCTGCTTCGCTATCTCGTCGCTCGCTGATGCGATTATTATGCCTGCCGCCTCCGAACCTACTTGCGCGATCAAATTCTCGGCATCCAGCACAAGCTCTGCGATCTCTTTAGCCTTTGCGACGAAAGCAGCCAAGGATCTGGCTTCCACCTCAGCCTGCTGAGCGATTTTTTGAAGCTCTATAACCTTCGCCTTGACTTCCTCGGGTATAGCGGACTCGATCTTCTTACGAACGGCGTCGGCTGCCTCCTTTGCCTCTAACGCAATTCTCAGCTTTACCTTCTCAACCTGCGCTGCGATAGCAGCCTGCACCTCCAGCGAGACTCTCGCAGCAGGAGCAAGAGAGCGTCCAATCGCACGTCCTGCAGCCTCGAGAGCTTCCCTGTACTTACGCTGCGCTTCACGAGTTGACCGGTCAAGTTTTTGGTCGGCGCCGAGATCCACCTTAGAGGCGCTCGGAATGGAGTCGGGAATGCCAGCGACCCCCAAGGGAATGTCAAGCGCATTCTTCACACGAGCTGCCATCATGGCTAGATTCTGGCTCAGGCTCACGTAGGTCGCAAACCCTTCCTGGTAGCTCATCTTGACGTCTGTCTTGAAGCCGCTTTGACCTATCTTATGCTCGGCACCGAGGACGAAGTACACATTGTCGAGGGATGTCCCGGTTCCGAAATCCACGAAAACTCTCTGCATCGGGAAAAATAACGGGCAACCGAACGTGCTGAGGCTGAGCTGGGCTGGTAGCAATTGCATCGGAACACCACCGTCGATATTCTCGGGAGCGACCTCGCTGGGAGACTGGAACGATCTGACTATCATCGCGTTTCCTGCGCCCGAGCTGTTGACTGACGACAGTGAGGCATTCGTGATACCCGACATCGATGATCCATACGTGAACGTCGGCATGCCCGCTGCGACGAGTCGTTTTATATCTTTATACTCTCCCTTCACGGCGTACATTGGGCCCACCTCGATCGACTCTCCGGCTGAGTTTTTTAGGCCGCTGGTATCTAGAGCATACAACAAACCGGCTTGTTCAGCAGCCTTGAGGATAGGATCAAGATCAGCCCGCCGCTGCTTGATGTCACCCGGTTGTAAGCCGGCCGAGTAGCTCTCCCTGTTGAAATCCGACACCTTACCGATGACAACACCCAGCTGATCGTCTCTCGCCGCAGCGAGTATCTCACCTAGAGTTCTGTAAGGTGTGCTGGCAGCATCGAATATGTGAATCTTGATGAGCGACTTGGAAACCTTGTTGCTTGAATACTCTAACGGACTACCGTCAAGCTTAAGAAGAGGTGATCCTTCGACTATGATACCGAGCTTGGGCTGAACGAACTTCTTTTCGCTTATTCCCACGGCGGAAAGTCTCTCGTCCAACGTGCTCCTGTATTTCGCTTCGAAAGTGACCCCCTTTTGCTGCCCAGGCACGTTTCCTTTTTTGATCTGAGCTGTTCCTTTCGGGGCCTGCTCCTGATCGTAGTAATCCGCCATCAGGTAAGCCCTCTCCGCCGGGAATCCTACGAACCTGCTGTTCAGCAGTTCGATCATGACATTTAGGGAGATTTCCGGACTTCTCTTGGCGAGCTCAGCGACCGCAGTGTTCAATCTGTTTCTGTCAACCGGAAACCAGCTAAGAGGACAGCCATGCATCGCTCCTGCGTAATCGTTGAAAGGGTAGAAGATGACCTGCACCTCCTCGTACGTGTTTGAGTCAGCAAGCGGATACGCGACGAGCTTCATGATCGCCGCCCCAAGTGAGACGTAATCTTTTTCGAAAATCTTTTTAATGTCTTCGTCTTTTGCGCCTGCGTTCGAATACATCAGCTTCGGACGCGCTATGTTCTTACCGACGAATAGACCATCTGAGATTCCATCAGTTGTCATCTTTGGAATCTCTTTGATGGCATCCGCGTACGTTTTTGTAACTTCCTGGGTGAACTCGGTCACGACCCCCGTCGTCCCAGCCACACTGTTCGAGACCGTAGTCCAGCTGCTTGCCCCCTTGGGAAGTGCCAGCTCACCGAAAGCATCGCACAGTGCACGGACCAACGGATCGCCAAGATCGATGTTTTTACCATCGCCCTGTAACTTGTCAACAGCCTGGAGGAAGCTGTTGTCGGCGGCAGCCTTGAGCAGGGACGAAGGGTCTGTTATTTGGTTCAGGAAGTCGTATTTCGTCATGCCAGGGCCGCTCAAGCCCATCGCTTTTTTCTCCTCAAGCGCCTCACGAATTTTTCTCACAGCGATCTCAAGATCACGCTGGTGGTGCTTCGAATTTCTGCTCACCAGGGATAGAAGGTCTACGCTTCCTACGGAGAAAAGATTAAGCGTAATCTTGATCTGCCCACCCTCCTCGAATGTGTAGCTCGAGGTCGCGATCCTGTACCGCCCTGACACTTTTATCGCATCTAGGAACTTCCCGTATTCATTCTTCGAATTGAGCCCTCCCTCCGGGTGAGACCATCCGTAAGTGATGTCCAGAAACGTTCTGCCATACAAATCGGCTCTTACCAAGTCAGCAATTTCCCTCAAGCGTGATCTGTCGTGGACGGTGATCTCCATCCTGATCTGGGTAAACGCTGATGTCGTATTTCCCTGCATCTTCAGAGAGATGCTCAATTCGCCCAGTGATGCGAGCGGTCGCATACGGTCTATGATAGGAACGTACTCGCGACCGGTCGCGTCAAGGTTCACCAAAGTTTGCGGAGCCGTAAAGAGCTCCATACCTGCTCGTGTTCCCGCACCGAGATCGAGAACCTCTGACTTGACCCTCGTTGATTGCGCTGATAGCGTCGCGTAGTCAGCTGAGCCCACCTTGGCGGGATTCAAGAACCTGATGAGGCTTAACGAAGATGGATTGTTGGAGTTGTCGAGGGGAGGCTTAGCCGTTATGAGGTCAACATTTACGTACGGCACACACTTAGAAAATTCTAGTGTAGGGATCGAGTTCATGAAGATCTCGAGGGGTCCCATGTCACGCGTTGCAGGACCGAGGTACGGATTGTAAACATTCATCGCGTACACGTTCGGGTTAGACAGGCTCGGATCGGTGATGGACGAGTTTATCCTCTCAGCGACCACACCTGCTAATGTTCTTAAGTCCCCTCCGGGACCAGAACCTATGAAGATGCCACCCGACTGTCCCGTACCGTAAACCGCGAAGTCTTGCCTGTACCTGTCCTCTATCTTTCCGTTAATCACCTGCCCTATGCTTATCGCGCCGTTGATGAGATCAGCTATGTAAACTGATGAGTCTGTTCCGACCTTTGACGTTACACCGGCACGATAAACGTCTCCTTGGGCCTCGAGAGCCTCGACGCCGCCGGCGCTGCCCAAGGCACGTGTATCCCGAGTTTTGCGGACCGCGAGACGTACGTCCATCGATCTCTCGATGTAATCAGCGTCAGTGATCGCTCCGAAGTACTGCGCGAGGTTTCTCGAAGCTATGTTGAGTATCGGAGAACGTGGCAAGTTACACCAGAGCCATGACAGCATTCACATCGGTCGGAATGATCAAACGAGTTCCGGATGGGACCTGTAACCACCAACCGATCCCGCTCGCCGCCGCTATCACCCACCAGAGCTTTCCGTCGCCGTAGGTTGAACCAGCGATCTGATCCAGCCGCTGGTCACCGACTGTGGTCATCTCTCTCGTAGCGATTCTGCCCGATGAGACCGCCGCCCTGATGCTAACTATCGCCGCGGCGGTCGCGAGTCTCTGCGGAGATCCGATTATCTGATCCTTCTGGTATCTGCTGGTCGCCATCTTTCCGTCCTAGATTAGAATAATCTGCTTAATATACCAGGTGTAATCGCTTTCTGGTAAGTTTGCTTATCAGCCTCGATCTCGAGTCTGCGTTCGACCATCGTCTGCGTACCTGCACCGTAAGGCTCTTTTTCGCCACCCTCGACGATCGAGTTGACCATACTTCCGACTGGGTAAATCGGCGCCCTGTTGAAGCCTTCGTGGTCGAGACCTGGCGCGATATCGTGGATCGGTTCGAAGCTCATCTGTACCTTACAGGATCGTGGTGCACGGTTGCCGGGACCATCTTCTCCAACTCCCCACATGATGTCCTGCGACATCCACGTGAACTGAAGCTGCTTCACCACGGATGCTAGACCCATGCCCGCGGTTGACTCGAAAGATTTGACGACCGCGTTGTTGGCTGGATTGTAGAAATTGTTAGAGACCTCGTTCGTAGCAACTGCGATCACCTGGATCAGCTGATTCTCAAGCGCAAATAATCTAATTCCTAGCTGCGGCGGTGAAAGTACTGAGCCGTCAATCTCGTACTCTTTGGTGGCTGCGTTGAAGGAAGGTGAGAATACTAAATCTTGTTGTTCTTTGATTTCAACAGTCATACCCCCACCGCCGATGCTTTCAGCTCGGTAAATACCTGGCAGCAGGGTGCTCTTAGAAGATCGCACGTTCGTGTCAGCTTGCTTCTTCTCAGTGTCCTGATTTCCGAAGAGACGTTTTAGATTGAACCTCGAGTAGTTCGACCTGATTAAATCGCCTATCCTCACCCGTATAACCGGCGTGGCGGTGGGAATCTGTGAGAAGGGTTGGGAGAACTTGAAATCATTGCCGTCGACCTGTCCAGATAGATCACGACCCTTCGACCATTGCGGATACACCATCGTCGTGAGCTTGTTGATCTGCCACCACATGTAATCAAAATCGCTGGGGTTCATACCGATGATATGAAACGTGCAGCCGACCGATCTTTTTGTGTCCTTGTAATTCTGGACGCCATCGATCCTTCCGTATCCAGATGTCTCATTGTAATTAGCAGAGTATGAGTCAGACACGTCCTCCAGGAAAGCGTGGAAAGCCACGATCTCATTTGTTCTGAGATCTTGGAAGTAAAAGGGCATGTACTCGGCATCGAGCACCGATTCCAGTCTCCGCACGTCCTCCTGCTTCAGTCTTATACGTCCATCCTTACTAGCCTCGGGAACAACCGATTTCATTCTCTTGGCGATAGCTGATTCTCCTAGCAGACCCCTGTACACCTGCCCGGCGCCGTCCGGTATTAGATGAGCCGAGGGTAGATCAGAAAGACTGATGGTGCTACCACGTGAACCTATAAGCCTATCGCCCCTCACCCTCCTCGCTGCGAACCCTCGAGCATCAGCCTTCGAAGCTTTGTCAGTGAGGCTGAAACCGTCCGCTTTATCATACGCACGTGAGGGTGATGTCTCCGCGTCGGTCAAGCGATAATCGATCGCTGCGGCCTGCGCGTACATCAGGTCACCGATTCTAGCGAGTGTATTCACGAACTTTAGTATTGCGGACTCGAATAAGTTGTTGACCGACGCTATAGCGTTTCCAAAACCGTTGTTGAAGTCTGGGGCTGCTAACTCTCCCGCGCTCCTGTTCAGAATCCTGATGATGTTCAGATAATACTGCCGTTGGTTCGAATCGAGGAGAAGAGTTGCCAGCCTTAAAGCTACGACACCGGTGATCACAGCGTTGTTACCGTTAAGACGAATCAAACCCGTGCCGAGTATCAGATTAGGATCGATCGAATAAGTGGATCCTAAAAATGACGCGAAACCAGCGATAACGCAATCGCTGAATCCAGCAAGCTTGTTGGTCGGCCTGTAGATCGGTAGGCTGACATCGACGCCAGCTGCGCCCGCAACAGACTCTGCGATATCGACCACGGCGCTTAAGAACCCTGGCGCTTCCTCGTATCTAAACTTTCCGCTCTTGAGTCTCCTGCCACCAGCCAATAACGATCCGTTAACTTCGGCAGGTATCTGGCCCGGAGAAATTGGAGGAATCGCTATGAATATCGCAGAGACAGCGATGATGATACCAAAAAATGTTAGGGACGTGACGAACGCTGTCCATGACGCGGCGGCGGTATCGAACCCTGTATACGGTTCATCGGGGCTATTCATCACCCCGAACGTTGTTGAGCTGTACTCATTTTCTCCGACGCCGTCACTCGTTGGAAGACCGTCCTCGCCCCTGCGGAGAGTCGTTCGATTGAAACTTCCAAACCCAGAAGCCCTTGCCGCTCGAAAATCGTTCGTATCAAGCGTCGTTCTCCCAAGCTGGATTTCTGATTTGTCGCTTGCTCTGGACTTTCCGGTCGCGCGGAGCATCATCTCCGCTGCGATCGCGGCGAAAGCGTCAGGTTTTATTGGGCCCGCGTTTTGAGAAGCATTTTCGAAACCGCTTTCGCGATTGTTTTGATCAGAGACCGATGACGCTATTGCAAAATTTTCGGTGATCGAGTAAGACCCCAAAGGTCTATCAGTGAGTGTATCCCCCAGTCTTCTTCTTGCTGACGTCGTAGGGAACGAACCGTCGTCCGTTGCAAAGCTGAAATTGGAGGTTACCTCTCTGTCATTGACGATCGTCTTTCCGTGGTACCTGTTCTTCTTCTTGAGAGCTTCACCGAGGCGCTCCGCGTATTGCACAGCCTCTGTTGTTTTAGCGACAGTTCCATACGGACCATCAGCCCCGACAACACCGTTCAGCAGTGCTGGACCTGATCGCACGGTCGTGTCGCGAGCCTGACCTAGTGGGGTGACGTCGACAAGATCGCTGACAACCCCAAATATCTCAGAAGGTCTCTGCTCAAGGGCGAGGGCTTCCGCTATTGATCCGACTGCGGTCGACGTGTACTGAATCTGCCGAACCCCAGGCGCCGCTATGGGATATGGGTTCGCGTGATTCGGTGGGATCTGACCGTCGTATGAGGTCGGATTGACGATTTCACCCGCTGGATTTTCATCAACCGAACCGGGAGCCTTCCCACGTGTCAGCTGGCTGAGGTATGAACCCAGGGTCTCCCGCTGCTTGACCGAGATGTCGTCCCTCTCGAAGGTGATCTTACCATCGCCATCGACGTCCTCGTTCAGCGGGTACGGGGGGTTGAATATCGTCCCTGACATCAGAATCTCCTCGGAGCTCTCCGGTTCGCGTCTGACTTAACTAAGTCAGCTTGTATCTTCTCGAGATTCAACGAGGAAACTAATTTCTCAAATGCTCCCGGTGGGACCGCAGCGCAGAGCGCGTCATACGGCTTGAGCTGCTCCTCGAGAGCTCGTATTGCGGCGTCACGCTGCTCCTCCGGGACCTGCTCGAGCAGGTCCCTGTAGAGTGACGTCTTCTTCATGACCTCGATTATGTTGCTGCTCATCAGAACGCTCCCGGTAAGCCAAGAGGATCGCGTCGAGCCGGGAGCGTCGTGGCCGCCGCGCCTCTATTATATTCGGTGGTGTAATAGTCGTACTGTTTCGCCCTTACGCTCTCAGGTGAATTCACGTAATCTCCGAACTCCTGACTCGCCTGCACGAAGCCGTCGATCACGAGAGTCTCCGCCATCCTCTGCGCGTTCATCGTGACATTCATGTTGACGTTGATCTGCACCTTGCCGCCGTTGATCTCGAACTTCTTCTTCACGACGTTCATGTTGGCACCGAAGCCCTCAATCGCAGCGTCGAGTGTAACAAGGTCTAGCGCATCGAGAGCCGCCGCAGTCTCGGAGATCGACTGCCTGAGCTCCTGGAGCTGCTTGAGTGAGCCCTTCACCCTGTCCACCGTTCCCGTGCTCACCGTCCCGGTTAGACCCTCGATGTAGGACCCGATGACGTTGAAAGCTCCCTTCATGTTGGTCTCTCGTCGTGCGAGGAGCGGTAAGTTGATCTGATCGAATCTCGAGAACTCGCTGATGACACTGTAGAGGTGGGCGGCGAAGCTGGCGTCCTTGTTCCCGCTGCCGTTCAGCTGGTGGAGAAAGAGGATCGCGTCGAGTGCTCCCTTCTGTCCGATCTGGGCCCCTGATGAGACCGCCGTGATCATCGAGCTCAACGAGCCTGACGCCGAGAAGATCTTCGTGAACATGTCGAATTTCGCAGGGTCGACGGTTGCCACGTCGCTGTTGATAAATGCGGCGATGTCCGACATCACTTTCATCATGATGGGGATGACGCCGTCCACCGCCTCGACGGGTATCGACTCCATGTCACTCTCCACGACGCCGCCCTCGTTTCCGAAGAGGAAGCTCTGGAGCGACTTCATCGCTGTCGCCGTGTTACCGGACGTATCGAACGTTTGCACGGCGGCGAGGAGCTGCTTCATGCTCTGTCCGAATGTACCGAGGAACGTCGAGGTGGTGGAGATGAGGCTTAACTTTCCGGAAAGCGTGTCCACCTGCTCTTTCGACAGGTTGATCCGCGTGTTTATGTCCAGCAGGATGTCCGCCGCGCCTGAACCAACAGCTCCGATGAAATCACGAACCTGCACCAGGGCAGCGTCAGCGTCAACCTTCGAGCCATCTGCGGCCACGGCTGATATCGTCTTGATGAAATCCAAACCCGATGTCCCGAAAGTTGACATCATCTTGGACATCGGGTCCATTATCATCGCGATAGCCTGGAACTTCTGGGTGGCTGACGTGAGATCTGTTCCGAGCGTCTCCTCGAACTTAGATATGATTCCAACTATTCCTGACTTATCACTCTTGCTTCCGATCATAGCGGACACGTAACCCATGATTCTTTCCAACTTTCCAGACGCAGATTCCTCACCAGCGGTTGCCTTACCATCGATCTCTTTAGGAACGCTTGGGAACGAGTTAAGACCGGTGCCGACCTTCAGAAGATTTCCCATCATTGTTCCAATCGAAGAGAAGATCGAACCGAGGTTATTCATCGAGTCGATATCTCCTTGCTTGATACTCGTTGAAAGTTTTTTGACTCCCTCAATTTGTTTTGAAAATTCAGGCCCACCGACGTATTCCATCATGGTCTTAATCATACCGCTGACAACGGGGATAGCTTGGCTGAGGAGTTCTGTGACGAGAGCACCTAGTCCAAGAGTACCTGCGGTACCAGCCGCAGCTACGACGAGCGTTGACATGTCCACTTTTGACATCGCGAACATGATAGCAGCGACCCCACCAATAGCGGCGACTATAACGCCTCCGACGATCTGGAATGCTGCTGATAGACCGTCAGCACTGACAGTTCCAAGTGCCGTGCCCGCTGCGACCATTAAGTCTACAATGCTCTTGGTCTCTCCTTTGGGTGGCTCGAGCACAGCCCTCATGAGCTTGATGATCGACTCTCCGATAAGAGCGATTCCGAATGCAACTGCAGCGTACTCAGCCGCTTTCGTTGCGGCTCCCCCGAACTGACCGACGAGATTGTTGAAGCTGTTTGGTCCATCGCCAGTCATCGCAGCACCTTGCTTGTTAAGAGCTGCTGCGAGTGCCTCCTGAGATTGCGTACCCTCGTTTACCTTCGCTGCTGCTCCCGTAAGGGCGCCCGCCGTTCCACCATCAGAAAAGAGACCGATCACCGTGTCTTTCAGTTGGTTGAAGATTCCCGATGCTGCGGTGAGAATAGGACCCCCAGCAACAAAGAGGGTCGCGAATGGGAACTCCTGGATTGCGCGGCCGACGAACGTGATGAGCTCGGTGCCGAACTCAATTAGGATAGGCATAAGCGACGGCAGCTCGGCGATGAGATCATTCATCCCATCTTTTATCGCCTGAAACAGCGACTGACCCACCGTCGGTTGACCGCTTTCGGGCTTCTTAAACGAATCCCGCATGATCTTCGTGAGATTTGTCAGGACGCTCTTCAGGGACTTCACGAGACCGAGGATCAGACCTGGTATTGCGGCGGCAACCGCCATGAATGTCTGCCCAAGTCCATCGATCATGGTCTCAAAGATTGATGGACCACCGCCTTCCTTTGGACTGAATATCGAGTTGAACGAGCTGATGAAGACGTCGGTGATACCTGTCACGAAGTTCTTTGCCGCCATCTTCGGGTCGGTCGACATTAAGACCACGAACTCCTCGACCTTTGTCGCAACTTTATCGAACACATTCCCGACCATCTTGGCGACCTCAAGAAGTCCGGTGAAAACAGCGTTAACACCAGGTATCTTCAGGAACGCGGTGAACGTTCGCATACCAGCGTAGTAAACATTCAGCAGGGCAGTGGCGAGGGCGTTGATCGTCGCTTGCACTGGACCTGAGCGCATCAGGGCATCCTCGAAACCCTTCAAGAACATTTTAAAGAAGCTGGCGACAGCTTCGATGGGAGTGATCACGTTCTCGATGCTGTCAGCGAGATCACGCATGATCTCCTCCTGACTCTTCTGCGATTTCATCGCGCCGTCAGCCGAGGTCCTAATCTCGTCATACGACAACGAAAGACCCTTTGCGGAGAAGGCGAGGGCAGCCTGCTCCTCGGTCAAGCCTGACTGCGAGGCCAGCAGGGCCTTGTCCTGCCTCGAGAGCGTCTCAAACGACCTGCCTGTCGCAGCGAAAGCTTTCTGCAGATCGCTGAGAACGTCAGCTGGATTCTGCGCCTGGATGAGCTTAACAGGGTCGAGAACCATTCCGAAAGCGGCAGCGAGCTGCGCCGCAGCCTCAGCGCCCTGCTCGAAATCGTCAAACTTCTGGTTCAACCCGATGAGCTCGTTCAGCTCGATTCCGAGCTTTCTCGTGTAGGAGGCAGCCTTCGTGATCTCGGTGACATAGTCACCTGTCATTTTCCCTAGGGACTTGAAGTTCGACAGGAACTTACCGACGTCCTGACCTAGAACCTTCGATGATATTCCGAGCTGACGTCCTATCTTGTTCACGCTGGCTAGCGTATCGTTGCTGAACTGCTTCAGGCTCTTGCCGCTGACGATCGACATCACGGAGACGTTCTTCAGCGCCTCACCTGAGAACAGCAGACCCTGCTTCAGCACGTAGAGCTCCGCGGTCGCATCGTTGAACTCTTGGCCGAGCACATCAAATGTTGCGCCCATATCACCCGCGAGCTCGGCCACCATCTCCAGTCGTTCGATCGTGCCCTGCATACCCATACTGAACTTTGACGCAAAGACACCCGTGTTGCCCGCAGCCTCTCGAAGGCTTGAGTTGAACTGCGTGAAGCTCTTGTATATTCTACCTGAAGTGTTCTCGGTGAAGCTGCCGAACTCCTTCCTTACACGTTCGAGAGCGTCCCGAAATTCGAAGAACTCCCTGATGCGATCTACCGCTTTCTCCATGAGCATATCGAAAGCTGTGAAGAGAAACCCGAAAGCTGCCTGTAGCGGGTTCGTGATGACGTCAGTCAGCGCTGAGAAGTTCGCAGTGAGCTGGTCTATCGCGGTTGAGAGACCTGAGGCTGCAGCCGAGCTGCTCTTGTTCAACCATGACTTGAGACTGTCACCGAATGATTGGCTCTTCTCAGCGCCCTCGGAGAACATCTGGTTCACATTGCTCTGCTGCTCACCGAGGTTGAACATCGAGGACGAGTAATCCTCCACGGCAGCGTTCGCTTCCTCGACAACTCTCGATTGCTGACCGTAGCTGTCGCCCATCGCTGCCATCCTCTCGGACTGCTCTTGCAGCGCACGATTGAGGTCACGCAGTAACTGCGTCTGCTGTAACAGCAGTTTATTCTGCTCTTCGAGGAGCTCTGTCTCAGTGCTCATTTAGTGGACGCCTTCAACATGTAACTATGCGAGGCAGAAAAAATTAAAAACGCCAATCTTGGTTGAACGCTCTCTTAAAGTCAAGGGCCGCCCGCTTCTTCTCATCCATCATCGCAGTTATAGTATCGACGGTCGAGTTGTCATCGCACAGAGCCTCGTACAGGCGTCTCGAAGCCAGGGTTACTCTACGTATCACCCTCGACTGCTCCTGATCCCCTAGAAGCTTTGGGGGCTGTCCTCCCTCAAGTATGTACCGACCCGCGGCTGAGTATATCTCCGCAAGAACCTTATCGTTGCTGTTTTTTGACATGTCGTCTCCGTCGATTTAATTATTACGTAAATCGACGAAGGCGAGCAGGTGCCTCAGCTCGATTCAAACCCATCAGAGCTCGGGTCTGTGGGCTGTTCTGATGGGCAGCCCGGGTCGGTACGTTCTCGCTCTCCGAGGCCCTCGTGAGCTCCTTGTTCAACCGCTGGATAAACCACACACGATACTGTGTCGGGATGTTATAGCACTCCCAGTACGAGAATCCCATGTAGTACATCAGTGAGAACGACTGCTCGAGAAATATCTGCCTATCCTCAGGCGTCAGGCCAAAAAAAGCTGGCACCCAGCGGTATCCGCACCTCGCTCACCTCATTACAGGATGAACAGTCAAACTCTCCCTTCATGTCGATTCCCGGCTCGTGGGAGTCGATGAACTTACGTAGGGACATCGAATCACGAGCGGGCATGTTCCTGATGAAGCCGTTGATGGAGGACCTATCGGTCTTACCTTCGATGGCCACGATCGAATACTGAAGCCTGGTCGTAACGAGGTTATCGGCCTGCGCCCCCTGCTTCTTTGTACGCTCCTGGATCGTGTTTATCTCCTCCTCATCCCTACCTGTCAGGAACTTGAAGTGTACCGTCTTCTTCGTGACCGGAAGCTTGAACTCGAAGACATTCTGTCCCGGAGCGATCGGCTCGATTCCAAGTCTCTTGATCGGTAACGATCCTAGATCGAACTCGTGCTTCGTCTTGTTGTTACACTTCGGACAGTCGATCTCGACGTTGTAATCAGCGCCGTAACCCGTGACCCGTAGGGATATCATGACAGCATTTCGATCACCTGCGAGCATGTCCTGCACCTGGATCCTGCGATCGATCAGGCAGCTCTTGATCAGCTCCGTTATGACAGTTCCCTTCTTGATGAGCGATCTGGAGGTGAGGATGTCCTCCTCCCTAGCGGTCATAGCCCGAATATCAACCGTCTCCTTGTTGTGAAGGGGAGACTCGGGTGGATACACGATTCCGTTAGAAGGAAGCGGGACAGATTCAACTGGAATCTCAAACCCGAAATCATCACGCATTACGTCCTTGGTCTGTATTCCCGCGGGAACCGCTCCTCCAAATAGAGCGCTACGATCTGTCTCACCTGCCACGTTATTTACTCCTGAATCTGCTTAATGCAATTGTTAACCGATCTTCACACAAGTAAAAAAATGGCCGCGCAATTTGCGCGGCCATCTGCTCCCCAAGGAGCGACTGTCAGTACTGAAGTACGCAGTTATCGAAGCGAAGCGTCAGGGAGATTTCCATCAGGTCGTCGCCGTCGTACGCGAGCTCACCGAAACCAGCGGACGTGATGAACGCGCCCTTGATGTCCCAGAGCTCGACGACCGTTCCAACCGGATCGAGCAGCTTGAGCTGGCAATCACGCTTGTAGAAGTCAGCGTAACCAGCGCGGCCTGAGACCGATTCGAAGTGAGTGCGGACCCACTCCATGACCTGCTGCGCGCCCGAGGGGGCGATAGCGTCATAGAGCGTGACGTCAATCGTGTCGAAGGTCGTCTTACCGGCGATGTAACGACGTGAGTTGATCCAGGGAATCTCCTTCTCCTCAGTCTTCACGCTTGGGCGCTTCGTTGACTTGATGAGGTAAGCATCGATACCTTCGATCGAGAAAACCCATCGGTTCTTCCTCTTAGGTTCGAACTTGTTGGGTAGCATATCGGTGACTGAGAGCGTCTCGGCCATGTGTTCTCCTGTTCCTTAACTATTAGATAGAATTACTTGCTTCGAAAGTAATTGAGATAAATTCAGCAGCGCGGGTCGGCTGGAGGAAGATCTTTCCGCGAATCGTGTTATTCTCAACGTCAGCCTGCGTTGTCGTTGATGTATCGATCTGCACCCGGTACCTATCGACTCCACGCTGTGCCTGAACCTGTCTCATAATCGGAGCAACGGCGGCGTTGAATCTCGCGATCGTTGCAGCCCTGTTCGGCTCGAACAGGAATCCGTATGCCACGGCGCGAACCCTGCGACGAACCTCGATCAGGAGCCTGCGGACGTTGACCCTGTCAAGAGCGCTGCCTTCCCTGAGCAGGGTGCGTTGACCGCCGATTATGGTAACACCGTCAGCGTCCCTGGTCAGTGGGTTCACCCCTGCGTCGTAGACAGTGTCGATGTTTGTCTGATTGATGATGGTGGTGAGACCCGTTGCAGGTATTCTAGAGCGATTGTAGCCTGCCGGTGCTGTCCACGCGAATCCGAGAGCATCATTCTGAGAGAATGCACCCAAGGCCGCGGCGGTAGCAGGGATATTCATCTCCTCGGCGATGCCAGTTCCTGGATCTATCGAGAGCTTGACGTCTGGGAAGTAAGCTGCTCCGAATGAGCTGTTCAACGATCTGTTGCTGAACCTTGTGGCTGTGTAACCGACGTTCACCCTGCTGTTAGCGCGAAGATCTATCGATGATGTAACGAAACTGTTGTTTTCATCCTTCAGCTCGACATCCATGAGGTACATCGCGTCGAACTTCGTCTGCATGGCGCTGAGAGCGTAATCAGTGACGGCCGGATGTCTGACATCCGGAATCGCCAGCAGGTGAACGTCAGCGAATGACTTGTCACCCATGATGTCGACTGCCTTCCTGTACGCTGCGACCGTCGGACCATCGAGCTCGCCCTGGTTCGCGTTGTCCATCTCACGGCGGACGGCCGAGTCTCTCATGTAGAACTTGTCCGGGTCGAACTTGTTGAGTCCGTCGAACCCTCCCTGCATGAATGTTACGTGCTTGAGATAGGTGGTCGCTCCCAGCGTCGACACGAAGTCAGTGACAGGGTTCACGAACCTTCCACCCAGAGAGTTGTCAAGTATACCATCACGCTGGTAGACCGCCTTTCTCCAGAGGCCGTTGTCTATTCTTCCGTTCGAGCCGGTCTGCACCTGCACATTTTCCAGGGTGAAGAGGTTCTTATTGAAGAGGTCAGCGTCAACGACCGAATTGTCGACAGTGGCAGCCCCCGCGTTGTCTCCAACCCACGGGTTCTGGTACACGGTGTGATACTTGGGGAAGTACTTCGTGTACGAGGCCATCGAGGTGTTGTTGAGATCCGAGGTTCCATCATTCGGGCGCGTGAGTGAGTTCGGAATATCGAACTGGGGCCCCCAGCAGTACTTGGGTTCAGGGATAGCAGAGGCTGACCCTGTTTCTGCGAGGATATGGATCGTTCTCCTGAACGGTACTGGCAACTCACGAGCATTGGTAAGTGGGACATCCAGGTAGGAAGTTCCACCACCGGTCGACAGGAAGCCCGAACCCGAGGTCACGAGATGGTAGTAGCCTCGTGTGGCAATGGGAAGAGTATTTGTCGGGACGATCTTGTTCGCGACAGCGTCTGAGACCTGCACACGGATTCTTCTCGAAACTCTTCCGTAGAGACCTTCCTCGACAATCTTCTGTGAACCGACCGCTCGATCGAAATCGAAGTAAACGTTCTGATCTCCGACCAGTTTGGCAATGTAATTGCTGCTATCAGGATCAAGATTACAGAGCGGGTACTCCTCGAGGATCGTCCTTGAGTCGTCCGTGTCTTCCCAGCTGCGGAGCAGAAGCGTGAACGTTGCGTATCCGTCCGCGACGGTAGGATACTTGATGTCGCGAATTTCAACCTTGAAAAGCTCATTCGCCTGCTCACCGTCGGACCTCGCGTGAACCTTGAAGAGATCGTAACGGGTACCGCCGAAGTCCTGTGAGGCTATGTAGGGGGTGGACGGTGCGGTGTATCTGTCCTCGAATCCCTCGTAGTTGGGATAAACGGTCGTGCCATCGTTTCGAGCCTGTGAGCCCGTCAGGCAGAATACGATCTCTTCGAGAGCTATCGATGTTCCATTTCTACGAATTAAGGACTCTGGGGCGACTCCCGAACCGGTCGGGACCGCGTAGGAAGCCAAAACGTCGTAGTGAGCGTACAGGACGTGACCGTACTCCTCTAGGAGATCCGGGTCTGTATTGAAAGCCCTGGAGATGTAGTTGTTTGCGCTCGGGATGAATGAGGCAGTGATTATGCTTCCGTATCCCGAGTTGTTATGTCCATTCAGGAAAACAGTAAAGTCCTGCTTGCCTGAGCGAAGATCCAACGAGCCCGTGAACCATCCTTTCGCAGGAAACTCGGTAGCCTTGGTGGCTGAATAGGTATCAGAAGTTGCGCCAGGAGCTGAGCTTGAGAGAGCGATCTGAACGCCTGAGGCTGCGAAGAGAACTCCTCTGATTATCGGCTGGGAGGCTGTCGAATTCTGAATTCCTGTTTCTGAGAAAGCCCATGAGCCCGCAGATTCGGACATGTAGCATCCGAGGAAGTACGTCCTGCCCTCCAAACCGTAGGTTGTGGCGTAGGAGTTATTGCCTAATGCACCTGTTTCCGACCTGACCAACCTCGAGCCGACCACGAAACCAGCGTTGTTAACCTTGCCAGCGTTTGCACCAGTGGCTGTCCTCTTCTTCCCATCGCCAGCTCCGAGAACTCTTACGTATGTACCAGCAGATGCGTTCTGCAGCCACTGCTGTAAGGCTATCGGAGCGACGTGAAGGGAGTCACCGTAACCGAACTCAGCCCTGAGCTGGGCTACATTCGCCACGGTGACGGGAACGAAAGCGGTTCCCTGCAGAGCAGTTCCTATGACTCCCGCGGACCTACCTGTAGGTTGAACCTCGGTGGTTCCACCTGTACTATCAATTTCATTGAGTGTTATGCCTGGCGCTGCCATAAGTTGAACTCCTTACTTCGCTTAACTATTCTGGATTATACGAACTCGACGCCTGCCGGTGTGATGATAAAGTCAACCGCGATAAATTCAACTGCGCGGGTCGGAACAACTATGATTCGACCGTTCAGCTTGCTCGCGGCAATATCATTAGCCGTGTTATTCGTCTCGTCCATGATGATTCTGTACTGCTCAATTCCAGCCTGGGACCTGATAAGGGCGAGAAGTGGGGTGGCTCGATTGATGAAGTTGGAGCGTGTCGTCGCATCGTTCGGTTCGAATATCAAACCACGTGCCACGTCGCGGATGACCCGCTTGATCTCGAGGAATAGCCTCCTAACGTTCACTCTATCGAACGCCGACCTGCTGAGCTGCAGGGTCTTCTGCCCGAAGATTACGTATCCGCTTCCCGGGAACGTTGCGATCGGATTGATCTTCGCGTCGTATAGGTAGTCTCTGTCAGCCGTGCTCAGTCTCACGTCGACGTTGGACACGAAGTCAAGAGCGCCTCTGTTGAATCCTGCTGGCGCGTACCATGGGTAGGCAACGCGATCACCGTAGGAGAGCGCTCCGAGCGCCGCGACTGATGCCGGAACCCTGACTCGACGACCGACCGTAGTGTCATTGACAAACACATCGGGGAAGTAGGTGGCGACGTAGTTGTTGTTCACCGACCTGGTCGTCAGGGCATCGGCCGTCCTTGTCACATTCGGCTTTCTTCCCGAACCGTCGAATATTCTCACGTTGGAGTCATCGTAGTTCGGGATGTCAAGGACGTACATCGCTAGAGCGTAGTCGTTCAAGCGACGACCGACATAGTCCGTGACCAAAGGCTCCTTGATTCCGGGCGTGGCAATAACGTTCACGTTGGTGATTATCGGATCCGTCATGAGCTTCGACGCGACCCTATAGGAATTGATAGCGTTGTTAGAGAGCTCAGAACCTCCGGGATTGTATCCTAGGCCTGTCACGTTCGTTGGCTCGCTGCCTGCACCGGCGCGACCATCCAGCTCGGTCGATGTCGCCTTGTCACCCAGGAGGCTTGCGGCAGAATCGAAGATGTTGACGCCGTCGAAGCCACCGTAGAATATGGTCGAGAACTTCGCATACTCAGAGAACTTATTGAACGTTGCAGCTGAGCCTGACAGCAGGGACGCGAACGTTAGACGATCGCCGATCGTATCGTTGATCCTGTAGTCCGTGCTATTCGGGACTCCGTTCCTGATGTAGGCGGTCTCCTTCATGTGAGCTTCAATGGTGCCCGTAACGTCGGACAGGGTGAGATTGGAAAGCGCGACGCGAGACAACGTGAACTTGTTCGCGTTGAACGCATCCGCATGTGAGCCGGTCACCAGGACGTCCAGCTTCTCGAGGCCCTGCATTCTCGAGTACGCGTTGATGAGAGTGTTGAACTCAGTTCCATCGTTCGCTGACATGACAGCGTTCTCAGCAGATCCCGTCGTGGGAACTCTCTCGAATTTCACGCCCCAGTGGTAGCGAGAGTCAGGAATCTCGAGAATTCCAGGCTGCCCTGTCCACGAAGTTCCGTTGACAACGCCCTTGGTCACCTTGAACCTGAACGGCAGGGGTGGCACGATGGAGCCGGTGAGCCCAGTGACCGCGGACGTGACGCACTGCAGTCGAGGAAGCTGCCCAGCAGTCCCGTAGCTGCTGTTGCCAAGCGTCAAAGTCGACGCGGTGTCCGTCAGAGTCTGGGTGGTTCTTACCACAGGAATGCCGCGGAAACCGAAAGGCAAGGCCGATGTGGGGATGTTTTGCTTCTCGACGCGTTCATTCATCACGACGCGAACCCGTCTGCTGGCATTTCTGAACTTTCCAGACACCACGAGGCGCTGCTCGTCCGTGTCCACCGCGTCGAAGTTGAAGCTTACTTTGTAGTCTCCGATCTTCTTCGCTATGTAATCCTGGCTCGCTGGATTTAGGTTACAACCCGAGAATCTCTCCAGCTCGCGAGTGGACGTATCGCTGTCATACAGATCACGAATGACGACGTCGAAAGTTCCGAAAGGATTCCGGGGGTCCGTTGAGGCCCTGACATTGGAGAAGGAGATCTTGAAGAGGTCGTTACCCGATGCGCCGTCGGTGAGCGTCTCAAAATGAAAGAGATCGTACTCCGTCGTTCCGTAAGGCTGAGAGATTATTGCAGGAGTCCGGGCGGTGTTGTACCGGGTGTCGAACCTTCCTAAATTGCTGTAGTGACTGTCGCTGCCCGACGTGATCGCGATGCAGCTGTCACCAGTGACGTCAAGAGGAGCCAGCTCAGCCTCAACCGGGAAGTCGAGGTAGAGCATGTGCTGCTCCGCCTGAAGCTTAGCAGGATCGGTGTTGAACACCTTTCCGAAGTAATCGTTCGCAGCTGGATCAAGCGAAGCCGTTAGCATCCTGACCCCGGGCACGGTGTCCGTGGCACCGAAAGCCACGCCGAGAGACGAGGATATCGCGAACTTAAACTTCCCGTACGTCGCAGACAGTGAGTTCAGGTCAGTTGAGGCGAGGTCGTCGATCGCGGCACCGGTGCCAGTCCAGGCAGCCCCAGATCCAGTCATGTCGAGGACCATACCCCGCGCTCCGGTCGGGAACATGAGAACACCTCGGACGATGTTCAGGGTGTCGGAGCCAGCTGGGCTTCCGAAGCTCGGATTGTCGCTGAAGACCGGGAATCCCTTCCACTCAGCGGGTAGCGCCGTGTGAGCAGGTAGAGAGTGGCGTGCGACGAGGAACTGGACCATGTTGGTCTTACGACTATCGGTGGGAGGGATTCCTACACTCGATCCGACGATCTTGAAACCCGCGTTCTTCACAGTCCCCTGTGAAAGCGTGTTCGCAAAATCAGTGGAGCTCGCATTCGCGCCCGCTCCGAGCACTCGAATGAACGTAAGCGCGCCCTTGTGCTTCAGCCACTCATTCGCAGCGTAGGTCGAAGGGTAGTTTGGGTCCAGACCGCCGAAGCGAGCCTCAAAATCCGAGAATGACGCGACGGTGGTCGGTACGAAAGCTGGTCCGGCAGCGGCGGCTCCTACGAGTCCACCCGGCACACCAATCGGTTGTGCGCCCGGGGCGGTAAGCTCAATCTCCTGTTCAAAGAATCCAGGAGAGCGAAAGGTCTGTTCCGACATCAGTTGCTCCTAATCTAGTGGGATAATCAACAGTTAAGTATCATGAAGGAAGCGAAACGATGACATCATTTTAAGTCCCTATCCGATTTTAGCGTTTTGTTGACGACGGTCAGAACCTCCTCTCCGTGTGCCTGGGACACTCTTCTCACCTTGACTGTTACATCCATAGGATGACCTGTTATCGGGTCAACAGAGAGGCTCTGGGTGGTCGTACGTGACAGCAGGAAGCCTGACTCCACACCGCCGACGGATGTTGTCGATCCGGCTACGACGGATGCGTCCATTTTCTGATTTCCACCAGCTTCACGTGTCGATTGCGATGCCTGCGGGGTTGCCATCGAACCGACGGGGGTTGGATCGTCTACCGTCGCGATGGAGTTCAGCAGGTGCGAGTCCAGCCGCATATCAAGCATGTTTCCCCTCGTTTCGACTGGGAGCGGCGCGTCCACAAGACCAAACGAGAATTGGGTGGCCGAGATCGTCCTTCTCACGCCGTTGGGGATGCCAGGAGCATTCGGAAGTATGATGTACGCGGGAACGATCGCTGTTAGCGTATTCTTAACAGTCCTCTCGCTGTCGCTCATATCATCGAATGTGTCTTCCGTTTGTATGGCAGTCTCGAATGCAGCGTTGAACCAGTACCCGTTGTTCGTTTCTATACGATACGATCTAGCGCGGATGTTGTGATACCCGCTCATGATCGTCGTCAGTATCTCGTTACTGTGCTGCATGAACTGGGTCCACAGCGTTATCTCGTACGTTGCGGTTAGAAACTTCGGAACAGGTATCGATATCGTCTCGTACAGTCCGGCCCCGAGATTCGGTTCCAGGAGACGACCATTCGCCATCCGACCTGGCCTGTCCAGACCCTCACGGCGAGAGCTGACGTCGGTGCTGTCGAGGTTAACGGAGTTCACGATCCTCTGGTACAGCGGGTCATCCTTCGAGAGCTGTCTCTTGATATCGATCGTGCCGATGTCGCCCATCTCTATTCCCTTCTGGGACTGCTGCTCTATCGATTTTCTCGAGATCGTGATCAGCGGGACGACGATAGCCCCGTTCTTATCACGTATCGGCTCCTTGCGGCGTGTTATCGCGAACCTCTCACCTGTTGCGAAGATAACGGGGACCTTGCGGGTGCTGCCGTCCTTCATCCTGTAGATCAACGGCAGATCCTTATCGAACAGGTTGAACATCGCGCGATCTATATCCTCGAGACCGCAGGACGGAATGATCAGATCATCAGGTACTGCGCTTCCATCGTATCCGAGATCGATCGATTTGTCACCGTACTTTCTCTTGGTCGAAAATCTGGTGCTCATTCGTCACCGTAGAAGGAGGAATTTATCCCGTCCTTTTCGACCTTTTTGGGTCCAGTTAGCGGGCTGTCGAGCTTGCCGTCTGCCTGGAGCTCACGACGATCTGCCGTCGGACCGAGCTCGTTGACGGAGGCACCACGTTGCTGCACGAACTTGTCCTGCACGACCTTATCGACCTCAAGATTCTGAGCAGCAGGTCCAGGCGCCGTCCTGTTGATGAGACCCTCCCTGGCCTGCTTGCCGACCAGCTTGTATCCTGTGACGTGCTCAACCTGCCCAAATATCTTGCTGATCGTCACAACCTGGGTAATCTCGAAGAATATTGAACCGTAGGACATGAAATCTCCCATCTTCAGACGGAGATTCTTATCCGAGAGATCCTGCGCATGGACCCGGGCCTCTATCGAATGATACTTGTCGCTGCCGAACTTGGTCGTCTTTATCTCACCGGGCGACCACTCCACCAGGGCATCAACCTCGATCGGAGGATCGAATATCTTCTCAATCGATTCCTCGTAAACGTCGTGCACGGTGGTAATGTCAGAACGAATAGGATAGTAGAATATTTTCTGACCTATCACGTCCTTTATGACCTCTTTTGTGAGGTCGCTGATGAGATCGAGCTCGCGTGGTGTGATGAAGAGACGCGCCATTCGATCACCCGATCGTGATCACGCGGCCCATCGGGACCGGGATCGACTTGAGGATCTTCTGCACGTTGTCTATCTCAGCAGCCTTTGTCTCGATGAGCTTGTTGTAGGTCATCGAGTCCAGCATCTCCTTCAGGTCGGTTCTCAGTTTATCCTTCTCCTCTTTCGCTGAAGACTTGAGATCGCTGCCGTCGAGTTGCAGTTCCCCGCCTGGGATTGGGACTGATCCGAACTTTGAACGAATCATACCCAGAAGTTCCTTGCAGAGAGCAAGAGCGTACTGACGGACCCATTGACGAGCCAATGAGTTCACCCTTGAGTACACGAAGTTACCGTATGGTACGTTCGAAAGGTTTGAGACGCCGCTGATCGAGTTGTCCGTGATCGCAGGGTTCAGGGGGTTGGATTCGAAGCCGACCCTGACCCATAGCTTCAAGGGATTCTCTGCTGTAGGAGCAGGAAAGATCCTAAGTTTCGTGCCTGTCACACGATAGCTGTAGTTCGAGCGGCGTACCCGGTTCGAGATGTTCATCTGGCCACCGCGGAGAATATCCTCGAAGACGGGTAGGACGTAGAAGACAGTCTCTGGAGTGAAGGACTCGAACGAGAATTCGTTGTTGAGGTAGTTGATCGCAGATGTCGTATCGAAGAATCGGTAAGCTGCGGACGGGTTGTAGTGCATGATCTCGAAGATTCTCATCTTGCGATGCTCTGGATTCAGAGACGAGCTCACAACCGGTGTGTTTGTCGCCGGATCCAGCAGCTCGGTGTAGAGGTCATAATCCTGAACGTTCTGCCTGAGCTGGATCGAGCCCGAGACGGAATTGTACGTTCCTCCCAAGCCTGCTTCCACCGCGTAGGGCTCGGCAAGACGGATGATGTAGTTGAGGGTGTCACGTGGAAGCTTCTGGGTCGCCTCATCGAGACTGCCCGTCTGCATGCCTAGCAATGAGAGCAGCTGGCTTCTCGCCTGGTACTGGTTGACTATCGAACCGTACTCGAGGAACGCCTCCTCGAAACAAGCCCAGATCTGCTTCTTGGTGAGCTCGACAGAGAGTATATCATCACCAAGGCGACGCTTCACAAACGTCACCATCGCGTCTGCTTCGGTCTGGAAGTTTGCGTCCGAATCGAAGAATCCGAACGGGGTCGGGTTTAAGGTGGTCGTGAATGTTGACATCTGACGTCTCCGACCTTAAATAGGAACGAGCGGCGTGAAGCCGCTCGTTCATTGGAAAAGAAAGACTCGAGTTGTTAAACGGTCTTACCCGCGACCTTTCTCTGTCCCGGACCGCTTGGGTTGTGCTGTCCGTACATCCTCTTGGTCTGGGTATGCGTGAAGACAGCACCAATCGACCTCCTGATCGGTCCACCCACGACTCGAAGCTTTCCACCGCCCGCTTCCTCGTAGATAAACGGGTCGCCGTAAGGTCCGAGGACGGTCGTACCGGCGACGGGCTTCCTTGCTGGATCCTTACCAAGAACGTAGTACGGTGAATCCTTAAAGCGACCTGGATACGCAGCCTGAACGCCGTTCTGCTTCAACCATGCACCAGTCTTCAGTCCAGTGTCAACGACGTCAACTGGGTTCGGGTTCGGAGGCGGCGGAGGGGGCTCAGGGGCCGGAGTCGGTGTTGGGGTCGGAGTCGGGTTCGGAGTTGCCATGAACGTTGAAGGATCCATGGTAAGAATAATCCTGAGATACCGTATGATGTTCTGAGCTACGCTAGCCTGACCCTCGGCGGCCTTGGACAGCTTCTCAGTTCCCTTCCAGTACTGCGGATCAGGTTGAGCAAAGTACTGCATGGAATCGTACGTCCTCGTCGCGAACTTACCTGTCAATGCTGTGTAAAAAACATTGATAACAGTTCTTCCAGCGGGCTCCCCGCTGTCAAGAACCTGCAACATCGCGGCAGCGCGGGGGTGCTTGCTACCTCGTTGGGCGACTCCGTCAATTAAAGTTGCCATCTGATTAGAGACGGCCGTCGTCCCTAGCTTCTCGGAAACCTCAGGAACCTGCTTGGATACAGCGTCCCAAAATTGCTTGACGTAGCCTGACTCTCCCGGAATTTTACCTGATCCAACGAGCATCTGCCATGCTCCCTTGTATTTGGCAGGTGGGAAGTCAGGACCGACCGCTTTCAAATTAGGATTTGCAAGCGGTGTTACGCTCCCACCCGCGGTTGTCGCTCCACCGCCAGCCGCTATTTGATCATTGACTACCTTGTTGAGGTCGGCCTGCGTGACCTCTCTTAGGATCTCCTGACGGACGATCTTGCGTAATGCACTTTCTCTGATGAGCATGAATTGAATCTCCTGCTGTTAATTATTTCGTATTTCTGAGAGATTCAAACAAAGCTCTCAGAATGTTGCTTCTGCTTCTCGAATCGACTATTTTTCCGTGTTCACCTTTCAGGATTGACCAGTACTTGTCCTTCAGCTCCTGGCTCAACGTCTGAGGTACGTAGCTGTCAAACGATTGCTTGTCGTCAGCAGCAAGAAACTGCCTCATCCTTGTTCCTGAGATCTGCACGGTCTCTGACCTCGCGACCGGACGCTGCTGGAACTTGGAGAATGCGACCGGATCACGAATGTAATCCGACATCTTTTCCACTGCGTACTTGCCACGCGCGTCCTCATCATCGGAGTAGAACACGAACTTGCTCACGACATCCTTCAGCTGTCGCATCTTATCGACCGCGAGCTGCAACGGTGATTCAGGGGTGATGATGAGGGTCGCGTTGGGATAATCACGGTGAAACTGCGGCTCCAGCACCGCCTTCCACGCATCGATCATCACACCAGGGGGCAGCTCATCACGTCCGGAGGTCGATGTGATGATAAGCGCCTCGTCACACTCCTGGGATGCCAGCTGTATCATGCTCCAGTGTCCAGCGTGAACAGGTTTTCCAGCGACGACGAATATGCCGATGCTGATCCCGTTCTGGGTCCCTATCTCGAGCCGTCTCATCACCTGCGACTTCGTTGTGAGGAAGAGATCCTCCTGCCGCTGTATCAGGGACTTTGGGTGGTTGAGTGCACCGAGACGGTTCGCGATCGCGCTGTCGAAGTAACACTCCTGGTGAATGTCCTCGAACTTGCTGTTGAGCTCGGCTTCCGGAACGTTTCGACGTTGATTGGGAGCGTGCTCAGCTGATATCTCATTTGCGATCGCGATGACACCGTCCCAGTAAGCCTGCTCATCCTCACGGGTCGCAGCCCTGAACTTCTGCTTCATCGCAGCGCGATGCTCAACGTCGTGCTGATCGAACCTGAGCGCCTTATAGAGAGCTCGTGTTGCTGATGTCCTGAACACCGAACCCTCCGCAGGAGAGCGTTCAGTCTCGGTGGACAGCGACGTGTCAAAATCCGAGAAGACTTCGTACAGTGCGTCCACGATCCGCAGCGGACGATCCGGGGTTGTGTCGGCGTACGCTGCGCGGATCTTTTCGATCATGTCAGCGACCCGCCTCTCGATGGAGGAGCTCCTGATCCCTGTCTGCAGGCCCTGCAGTGATGACAGAGACCCCTCGAACAGCGTGGGATAGGTATTCACATCGAGGAGCCTCGCGTACTCCTCGAGAGTCGCCTCGTCATCCACAGGGGTGATGTTCGTGACGAGATGTGTTCCTGTTACCTTATAGCGTGATGGGCCGAAGAGGGTGAGAAATATGCCGTGCTTCTTCGGGTACTCACGACTGATGGTCGGCTTACGCTGCACGAACTCGAGGAAGAACTCGGTTCCCTGCGGAATGGAGGCTGTATTCCTGTGAACCCGCGCGAGATGGGTGTGGATGAGGGAGTACTGCGCCGTGCCTGATGAGGTCGCACGAACCTCCTCCTCGCGGCTGGCCAGGCCACGCGCCTCGCCTGGATAGATCACGTTACCCTTGTACGCGATGTACCAGTTCTTTGCGTAGTTGTCCGGATCGAACTCATTATTCCTGCGCAGGAGCGTGAGCTTCGTGCCGTCGATCTTCTCAACGATCTTGATGCTAGGATCATCGAGGAACGCCTGCGCCTTTGCTCGGTCATTAGCACGTGCCCGAGCTGACGCGTCGGGGCGTATCATGACTTTTTTAAGATCGTCGATCGAGATATTCGTTGACATCAGCTTCCCCAGATCACAGCTTCTATGAGTCTCGACATCTTCCTGCTGCGTGACTCGTCGATGTTGGGCTGATCGGAGTCCTCCTCAAACCCTTCCTGACCCCTGACCTTGTACCTCGAGTAGAATGATTTCTTGATACCCTCGAGGTCAACTGTCGAGGATTCCGCCTCTGGGAGCAGCTGCCTGAACGTCTCGAGGACCTTATCCTTCACGCCCATGTCCTCATTCGGATCGGTCGCCGAGAGCTGCTGTCCACGCTCACCGAAGAAACGATCTATCATCTCCTCGTACACCTTGACAATCTCCTGCGGAGCAAGGCGTTCCTTCATGAGCTCGATGACACCGAGGAAGGAACCGAACTTCTGCAGGTCTTCAGGAGTCGGTGGGGGAGTCGACCCCATCAGGTTCTCAAATATCGCCCTCACATCGCGTATCGAGTTCGTACGCTCGGTGCGCTTGAGGTACTTGTAGACCTCGTCACCGTTGTGGGTCCAGTCGAGCCTCTGGTAGCGATCACCCAGCCCAGTCACAAGATCGAGGGTTCTCACGGGCCTGAGGGGAGCAGGAATCCTTGACGACTTTCTGATCTGGGCGGCTACCTCCCGCTCGGCAGCTTTACGAGCGGATTCAGGGTTCTTCCTCTTCTGGGTTCCCATGATCTCCTCCTGCCGCGTAGCCACCATCCTCTCGATCTCATCCGACGAAGGTTCAACGAAGCTGGGGTCGCGTGTCGTCTTGATGGTAGGACTCTCAGCGGAGGCCGTGGGGGTCGCCTCACGGGCGTTGATGGGCGGTGGTGACTTCACCGCCGCGATGGAGAAGAGCAGAACCTTATGCGCGAGGCCCTTGACCCCTGCGAGAACGTCACGCCATGCCGAGGAGTACGAGAACTTTGCCCACTCGGTAGGTCTACCTTCCTCGTACTCGGAACCCTCGAAATCGATCTGGAAGAAGGTGTCACCCTCACCTTCCGGAGCATCAGGGTCCCAGGTGTAGGCGAAGAGCGCGTTGATCTGGTGCGAGCCCGGCGACTTCTTGTTGTGACCGACGTAGGCGATGTTGGGCGTGAGCTGCGCGTCCTCACGCCTGTTGAGGGTCTGAAACAGCTTATCCATCTTATCAGCTGGCACTGTCAGGTCTATGTCACCGACAGACGGTTTGTGCTTGATGAACTCCTCGTCGGAGAGAGTCTCCGGGGGCGCGAAGAGGTGCGACGATGAACCGTTAAAAGCGAACCCCGACCCGAGGATGTCGTCCCTCTGTGCCCGGTCCCAGATGGGTTCGCCGTGATCCCGTTCGAACTCCTCATCGAGCTTCACCAGCATCTCGATGACATCGGCCCTCAGCTGCTGACGTGTGATCCGTCCTGACCTGAGATCTATCTTCTCAGCGTACGCCTCCCGCCCACGAAAAGTTCTGATCTGCTCGCCGCCGACGACGAGGCCCGTCTCAGGGTCACGCACGAGCGCGCGGGTGTTGCCGCCCTCATCGACCCGTGAGACCGGGTACATGAATTTCAAGATGCTGAACAACTTAATCGCTCCCTGGTCTCAGCGACCCCAGTTGATGCTTATCCTCTTCCTGCTCTCGCTGAGCATCTTTCCTCCAGGATTCGATTGAACGGGTTGAGCCGTTAGCTTTAGAAACGCCAGAAATTCCTGAGCGTTGCCGTTCGGGTACCTCGCCGCCGTACCGTTCACAGACGTAATACGTGGACCTACCGTTTTCCACTGCGATGCGAGTTGCAATGCCGTGATGTCCTGTGGTTCTATGACTATCCTACCTTTCAGCTTCTGATCTATGTAATTTGAGACGGCAATCTGAGTGTTCTTTCCCCATCGACCGTCCTGCTGTTCCCTGGACATTCCGACAATGCCCTGTATCTCTGCCACGCCTGCGATGACTGGGATCTGCTGTCTCGACCCACCACCTGCCGCTGCTCCACCTGCTGCTGCTGCTCCGCCTGCTGCTGCTGTTCCACTCGCTGCTGTGCCGGCATCAGAAGTAGCGGGCTCGGCTGGCTTGGCAGTCTCAGCCGGTGTGGACGCCGCACCGCCGCCCTGCGGTTTCAGGCTGCTCGGATTGATGTTGGGCGTTCCAGGAAGCAGCTTCTTCAATGCAACGAACGCGTTGTGAATCCTGACAAGCTGGAGACCTGCTTCATCGTTCCACTGACCTGTATAACGATCGAAAGAGTCGAGACCTCCTGGTGCCTCGTCACTGTCTATGAGGTTGATGAGCTCATTGGTATCCACTGTACCCCAGTCCACGGTGTCGTCTCCCACGTCATTGTCCTCATCCGCGTCCACCACTTCAGCGAAATCCAGGTTTTGGTTCCACTTGTCAACGAAGTAATTCAGGAATTTCTTCTGTTGAGCTTCATCGTACTGCGCAGGGTACTGCCCATCACCGAACCACAGGTCGGCGTTCATCGTTCCAACGTTCAGGAACTCCAGGTACTTCGTGACGAGGCTCTGCGGGGTGGCTGCGTCCACGTTGAAACCTGTTAAGCCGAGGTTGGAAAGTCCATTCTGCAGAATCCCCTTTAACGTAGCGTCGAGACTCGATGCAGGATTCGCGGTAGGGGTGGCTGCGGCAACTGTGTTCGCAGCATCTGCGGGATCGGAAGTGGCGTCTGATTCGCCGGGCTCGCTCCCACCGTCGAGTTCAGCCTCGAATATACGTGTTCTTCTCGCTTCCTCGCGAAGTATCCTGCGAAGGGCAGCCTCAGTGATTCTCATGCTTGCATCTCCATACTCAGATACATATTACGCTCGGCCTAAAATCATTAAAACAAGACGGGCAGGACCGCCATCGTCCTGCCCGTGAGTGCTCGAATACGATCAGCTGTTCGAGTATGTGGGCGCAGAACCGCTGTAGGACATCTGAAGGAAGTTTCTTCCATCGGAGATCAGGGCCACCGAGCTTCCGATTGTCCCACCGAGCGTGAGCTTGCTTCCACCTGTCGTTCCATTCGTTATGAACACACCGAGGTCAGCGTCGGAGGTACCCGTCAGGAAGTGCCGCTGCGCTGCGGAGCCCAGGGTGCGGAACACGATCATGCCGCCGGGGACGGTCGAGGGAGCCGGAAGGAATACACCTGCCGGCGTCACGTTGCTGAGGGTGTACACACCCGGATAGGTGATGGACCCAGACGCATCGATAGCCTGAACCGTGGTCGATGGGGTGTAGACCATGGAAACTGAGCTGTTGAACGTGGACGCTACGTCAACGGTGAGACCGGTCCCGGAAGACGAGTCGACTGTACCGCGAGTGTCAATTTTTGTGCTTGCCATCTTGAAATCTCCTTCTTAAAATCTCTAACGATGAATCGAAGTATTCGATTCCTACCGTTAAGTATGTCGCTCAAACTGAATCGGCCACCCCGAAGGGTGGCCGACCAGCGCCTTATCGGCTAGAACATCAGATGATGTTCATGTCGAGGC